TAGAGGCTGTAATCAACGATCAGGAGGCCATATATAACAAGGCTACTGAGGTAGTAGACGGCAAAGAGCGAGGATGGTCAAACGATGATGAAACCAAGTACAACGATTTGACAAAAACAAGGTCAGCATTGTTGAAACAAATTGAAATAGAAGCAGACAAAGAGCAAAGAGACGCACTTAAGGCTTTGAACCAGAGAAAGCCGGAAGCCCCTGCTATCCATTCGAAAGACGCACCAAAAACTTTCTCTATTGAGAGGGCAACAAGGGCAGCAATCACTGGAGATTGGGACAAAGAGGCTGGATTTGAAAGGGAATCTATGCAGGAAGTCGCAAAGGGCAGTTGGGATAGGCATAAGATGATCCTTAGCCCGGATATGCCAATGAGTGAAAGGGCAGACGCTTATTCGGTCTTAGGTACAGCTGGCGACGGAGGTAACTTGGTAGGTACTCAATACAGACCTGACAAGTTTTTGGATTCACTGTGGAATATGACCATATTGGATAAACTCCCAGTGGTTAGGAATACAGGGTTGACCCAACAGCAGTCTATGGCAGTTTCGACAAGTAAAGTAACTGCATCAATGGTAACGGAAGTTGCAAGTACCGGAGATTCTGAGAAACTGACCTTTGGTTTGAAAACAGCCACACCAAAAGAAATGATTACAAAAGGGTCATTTTCACGAATGTTAGATTTGACTTCTGCACCTGCGATTAGGGGTATTTTCACTAACCAAATTATGAAGGCCATCGCTTACAAACTGGATCAACAGTTTTTGCAAGGTGCTGGTTCGTCTGGTGAAATGACAGGTATCTTAACGCTTACTTCTGGTGGTGGTGCAGATCAAACAACTACAGTAGCAATCGGTACAAACGGTGGTGCGCCAACCTATGCAAAATTGGTTGAAATGAGGACAGCTTTGGCAGGCGATAACATTGACCAGCCGTGGTATTTCCTTACTAATGCACAGGTAACTTCTAAGTTAATGACAACTTTGAAAGACACCGCAAACACAAACTCAGGTTATATCCTTGCAGATGGTCAAACAAGGCTGTTAGGGCATCCAATAATTGAATCACAAACCGTTCCATTCAACCTTACAAAGGGTACTGCATCCGGTGTGTGTTCTGCTATCATTTTGGGTAAATTCGACGACACAGAAGTTTTCCAGTGGGGAAATGTAGCAGTAGAATTTGACCCATACTCAGGGGCTAATAACTCACTTATTTATGTAAGGTCATTCTCTTTCTGGGATATGATCCACAAGAGACCTGAGAACTTCGCAATCATCAAAGACGCAACTACGACATAAGCAGGTTTTTCGACAGGGTTTTGACATGGAGGGGGTTTAATCACCCCCTTTATTAAAATTTAATTCAATGGCTAAAGTAAAAGAAGCAGTAACACCACCAAAAGAGGTTCCAATAGTGACAAAAGAGATTAGTACAAGACCTGTTTTGGCTAATGGCTTTCTTATTCCTTTGAAAGTGGTTAAGGATATGGCAGGCACTCAATATGCCGTAAATGTGGGTGAAATCGGGTATTTCCCAAAACACGTGGCGGATGTATTAATAGCAGAAGGCAAAGCGGTTAAGGCATGAATTGGGTAGGCACTGGCACAGCAACGGAATTGATAAGTGTAGATAGCACATTAAAGAGCCATGCACAATTAACAGGTGCAGGTTCAAGCTATGATACATTATTGACTGCATATGTGGCAGCGGCTTCTAAAGAGATTGAAAACAAAGCCGGATATCCATTAAGATATGAGGCTGTAGAAGTTTTTGATGAAACGCTTAATAAATCCATTTTAAAACTTCCTAAGAATGTTGCATCGGTAACTACATACGAATATTGGGACGGTGAGGAATGGGTAGAACAAACATTTACTGTTGAACCTGTAATCAATGTTTATCAATTAGGTTCTGAAATTCTGCATGATGAAATAAGATTATACACAAAGTACAAATTGACTTGCGTAGCCACATTGAATGCGAGTGACCTAATTAAGCAAGTATGTAGAATGAAGGTTGCTTCAATGTTTGAAGTTAGAGAGGATCACGAAACTAAATACAACGATTCGATAGGAGATCAATTACTAAGAACTGAAAGTGTGTTGATATCGTGAGGCACTTTACTGACATAGGCAAAATGGACAGGCTAATCACGATTAGAAACCAATCTGCACCTGTAGCTAATGACTATGGGGAAACCGTAAGCGCAACCAATACAGATACCACTTTAAATGCCGCTTATAGCTATGCTGGCAAAGATGAAACTGATCTTTTAGATAAGCAGACAAATATTAAGTATGAATACTTTGTAATAAGATATGGATTGGCAACGGTAAACATGAGAACCCAATTAATCTATGAGAGTAACACCTACGACATAGTAAATATTGAGCCAATAGGGAGGGAAAGGTTTTTGAAAATCAAAGCAAAACTTGTGGTTTAATGGCAGATGTGGAAGTAGTAGGAATTGAGGGTATTTCTAAGGCTTTGGACAAGTTAGCCAAAGATATGTACCGAACTGTAGGTCAAAATAGATCACTAAAAGAAAGAGCATCAAAATCAACTGAGGCAGCAATGTATTTACTTGCTCCGAGAGGTGAAACAGGCAATCTAAGGAAGTCAATTAAGTTTTTGAAATTCAAAAAGAGTAGTGATGCGTTTGTAGGCCCTGACTATAAAATCGGCCCTCATGCTCACTTAGTAGAATTTGGATTTGTGCATTACAAAGACAAAAAAAAGAAAGATGGATGGAAGGGTATAGGCTTTATCCGTAGGAGTTATGAAAAGACAAAACACATTGTATTAGCTGAATTAACAAGATTGGCTAAAAAGGAATTTGAAAAGATTGGTAGAACACTTGAGGTAAAATGAGTAATAGCACAGTACGATTATATGACCTTTTAAAAGCTGACTATCCGGGTAAAACCTATGTTGGTCAGATTCCGCAATCTGTTAACCTACAGACAGCAGACGGTGTCATATTATTGGAAAGTGTTTCAAGTGAACCAACAAAAAACAAAGACAACGCCAAGCGTGATCAGATAGTGTACTATATCCATGTGATCGGTACAGTATTAAAGACTGTGGACACATTAACAGAGGAAATAAGGAACCTTGTAGAACCGTACACAGATGAGTACATCTACCATATAGAATTTGACAACACAGCAACAGACTTCAATCCTGAGGCTGAAACATGGGAAAGGGTTTTAGTTTTCAATGTATGGCCAAATACAGATGGGTTAAATCAACCATCAGGCACTTTTAATTACTATGAACATTATGTAAGATTTTATAATGATTCGGATCATGAAATATTAAACTCAACTGACGATAATTATTTATCAATTACATGGTCATATTCAAATTTTGCCTTCCATGCTACCCATAACGTAACACCAATAACAGATGTAGATGTTTTTAGGAAGTTAGTAAACTATTCGGAGTTAAGCGATAGGGTTGTGTACTATTTAGATGAATTTGAATTGACTATAATAAACGAGGAAACAGGACATACAATGGATGATGTATTTATGCTAATAAGGATTCCAAAAAATGCGACTGGTTCATTTTCAATTTAAAAATAACTAATGAATATAATACTACTTGAAGATTTACCATATAAAGGGAAACACTGGAAGAAAGGACAGATAGTTTTCAACATAGACCCAGCTTTTTTTATAGATGAATTTAAAACCGGAAAGGTAAAAGAATACAATGTCAAAGAACCTGTTTGGAAGGCCAAAGAAAAGGAAGAGGAATAATTTTTAACGTTAAAAACTTTTTACAATGCCAACAACAGGAATAGTTAATGGTCATAACCTGAGATTAAAGGTCGAAGGCGTGGCAGTAGCAAGGGCAACAAGCTGTTCAATTGAATTTAAAAATAAATTGAGACAGACAGCCCACAAAGATACAACAGGTGGTTGGGAGACCAACGACTATGGGGAATTTTCCGGTAGTCTATCTACAGACTTCTTATTTGAGGAAACAGCAGGAAACTTTGAGGACTTGTGGGATTTTTTCCTTGCAAAGACTAAGGTAACTTGTCTATTTTCAACTTCAACAAGTGGTGACATTTCATTCACTGTAGAAGGGGTCATTGAATCATTGAAGATTGATGCACCCAACAATGAGAACTCAACAGCTTCCATTAGTATAACAATGGATGGAGCACCAACAAAAGGTACAGTAGCATAATAACGGGGCGTAACTGCCCCTATTTTTTAAACCAAACAAATTGAATATGGGAATTTTATTAGGCAAAGAAGTAAGGATTACAAACTCTAAGTTAATCAGATGGGCTGACCAAAACGAAATTAAAATGGACGCTTTGGAAAAGCTAAAGATAACGCAAGTCATAGATTTGATTTGTGCGTGTTCAGACCTCACACATGAAGAGATCGACAATGAGTTGGATAATGATATCAACTTCTCAACAAAGTTGGTAGAAGCGTTAAATGATAGCTTAGAAATAAAAGCAGGAGGTGAGCCGGTAAAGAAGACGGCCAAACCGATGAGAAAATAGGCTTTGCAGATTATGAACGCTTATGCTATTATTTTGGGATGAGCATTAGCGAGTTTAATGATAGCGAGTTTGGCCAGACATGGACATGGGTTCAGGAACGAAGCAAAGCAAAAAGGCATGAAAGAGATCAGAATGAGGAAATGTATTACCTGAGTAGATTGAACACTTTTTATTTAATCAGTGCATGGACTAAAGGAATTAAAGACCCTAAAGATTTATACAAACTTCCGGGTGATGAAGAATCAAAGAAAAAGATCACTGAAAACATGAATCCATTTAGTGAAGAAGCACAGGCAGCATTTGACAAGATGGATAAAATGAAATTCGATAAAAACAATGGTGACTTCCTAAAAGAAATACAATGGCGTCAACAATAGGCAATGTATACATAAGGATTGGTGCTGACACAAAGCAACTGTCTGCTGACTTAAAAGCTGCACAAAAGCAAATGATAGCGTTTGGCAGGACTATGAAAAACGCAGGGGCTGAACTTAGCCAAAACCTTACTTTACCTATCTTGGCCGTTGGTGCTGGAGCCGTTAAAGCCTTTGGTGATCTTGAAGCATTGCAAAAAGGTTTGATAGCCGTCATGGGTTCGGCATCTGCTGCTAATGTTGAATTTGAGAAGCTAAAGGAGGTTGCTAAACTTCCTGGCTTAGGGCTTGAGGAAGCGGTTAAAGGGTCTGTTAACCTACAGAGTGCAGGATTTAGCGCAGATCAGGCAAGAGAGGCATTACTTCAATTTGGTAACGCTTTGGCGACTGTTGGAAAAGGTAGGGCAGAATTAGACCTTGTTGTTTTGGCGTTAACCCAACTTCAGAATAAATCAAGTGGATTTGGTCAGGATTTAAGGCAGTTAGTTGAACAATTACCACAACTAAGGAACGCATTAACGGCATCGTTTGGAACTGCTGACAGTGAGGCAATAGCTAAACTTGGTGTAACGGGTAAACAGGTAGTGGAAACGCTTGTAACCGAGTTTGCCAAATTACCGAGGGTGTCAGG